GTTCTGATGAATAAGACGGAGGTTACTTACCTAGGACCACCGGGGACCGGCAAGACCCAGCGTAACTCGAATTTAGTCCGTAAATGCATCGAGGACGGCATAGCGCCAGACAAGATTGCCAATGTGTCCTTCACTACACGGGCGGCAACAGAAAGCCAAGATCGCGTTTGCCATGATTGGGGATTGGAGGAAGATGGGCTTCCTTACTTTCAAACGTTGCACAGTATGGCGTTCAGGGCTGGTGGGTATAACCATAACGAAGTTATTGCAGGAGACGACTTAAAAGCCCTTGGCGATTATCTCGGTATGGAGTTCAGTCGTCCTAAGAAGCGTTTTGAAACAGACCTCGAGCGTTTTGGTTTTACTACCGAAGGGGACAGATACCTCAATTTATACAGCTACGCTCGCAGTGTTTGCAAAGATTATGAAGAGGTGTTTCGGGTTAGGGGCGATGACAGAATGCAGTGGCCTGTGTTCAAACTTCTTGTGACTACCTACGAGAAATATAAGCGCTTTTACCAGAAGATAGATTTCACAGACATGATTGAGCATTTTATTGCTATGGATACGTGCCCAGATATAGAGGCGCTTCTTTGTGACGAAGCTCAAGACTTGTCCACGTTGCAGTGGAAGATGATTTCTGTACTGAGACAGAAGCCTTCTATTCAAGCTTTTTTTGGTGATGACGACCAAGCCATCATGAATTTTGCTGGAGCTGATGTAGCCGCCTTTCAGCAGTGCACGGAAAAGAAGGAGGTACTCACTCAATCTTATCGAGTGCCTCAAGCTGTACATGAAGTGGCTGAATCTATCTCCAAGAAAATTGTTGGTCGGTTGCCAAAAACATGGAGACCTAGGCCGTATCAAGGTTTTGTGTTTGAGCACTTAGGGCTTGACAGCATTCCCTTGCATGAAGGCGAGTGGCTTTTGCTTACGAGGACAAATCGCTTAGCCGACAGATATGGAAGACTTTTGCGGGAGGCTGGCTGGGTATACAAGAATCGCCATGGCGATCCGTCTATTGTGCCTGGTTTGTTTGATGCCATTGTGGATTGGGAAGCTTGGATAAGAGGGGCCAAGCTTGTGCCTTCTCAAATAAAGGGGATCTATTACTACTTAAAAGCCGATGTCGGTTATAGGGAAGGTTATGCGCCCAGTGCCAGAATCTTTTCGACGCTAGACGCTACGGTAGCTTTGTCGATGGATGAGGCAAGAGTTTCCTTAGGACTATTAGCACCTAAGGACATCTGGAAGCGAGCGTTGACTAAGGTTGACGATGAAACCAAGCACTATATTTTGAGTGCTAGGCGACGAGGCGACACCGTTAAAAACCCCAGAATTACTGTGAGCACCATTCATTCCATGAAGGGGGCGGAACGAGATAACGTTGTTTTAGTTCCGGAGTTGAACTGGGCAAGTTACGACGAATATCGAAGTAACCCAAACCCAGAGCACAGGGTTTGGTATGTGGCGGCCACTCGAGCAAAAGAAAGTTTGCATATTTTGAATTCCAATTCTCTTAGTCACCATTACGCTTATCCTATCTAGACGAAAAATGATTGACGATCTTTTCAACGAGTCAGTTTGGAGTCCTCCTGAAGAGTTACCAAACTTGTCAGACGCTCCGATCATGGCAATTGACGTTGAGACGAGAGACCCTAATCTAAAAACGCTTGGCCCCGGATGGGTCAGGAATGATGGCAATCTGATTGGAGTAGCCGTAGCGGTTGACGGCTGGTGTGCTTATCTGCCTTTTGGCCACGGTGATATAGGCAATAACCGTGGTTATGGGAACATGTCCAAAACGTTAATCCTTCGCTGGCTTAAAGGTCAGTTAGCTCATGGGATGCCGGTTGTGTTTCACAACGCACAGTACGACCTAGGCTGGCTGCTGTCGGAGGGGGTTGATGTCAGGAACCCTATACTTGACACAATGGTTGCCGCTCCGTTGCTTGATGAGAACCGTTTTAGTTACGCGTTGAACTCGTTAGGAGCCACGTACCTAGGGGAACGCAAGCAGGAGGATGATTTAAGGCGAGCTGCGGCGCAGCACGGTGTTGATGCCAAGGCAGAGATGTGGAAACTTCCTGCTGCCAGGGTCGCCTTGTACGCACAGACGGACGCTAGGCTGACCTTGGAGCTTTGGCATGTGCTGAGCAAGAAAATCCGTGCAGACGGCTGTCAGTCCATCTTGGACCTAGAACTCTCGTTGTTACCCACGGTGTTTGAAATGCGGCGCCGCGGAGTTCGAGTTGATTTGGAGAAAGCGGAAAGAACCAAGAAGGGACTACTTGAGCTCGAGAACAAGCTACTGACAAAAGTGAAGAAGGAAACAGGCATCTGGGTTGAACCGTGGAACGCTAGAAGTTTGGCCAGTGTCTTTGACAATCTTGGTCTTGAGTATGGTCGAACGGCCAAGAGCGGTGCTCCAAGTTTTACCAAGCAGTTTTTAAAAACACACGAGCACCCTATTGCTAGGACTATTCTTGAGATAAGGGAGTACAACAAAGCCAATACGACTTTTGTGGATACGATTCTCAGCCACCAGCATGAAGGCCGTATTCATTGCGAGTTTAACCAGTTGCGCTCAGACGGTGGCGGTACGGTAACCGGGCGTTTTTCTTCCAGCCACCCCAATCTCCAGCAAATGCCCGCTAGGCATCCTGAGATTAAGAAGCTGATACGGGGTTTGTTCCTTCCAGAAGAGGGCTGCCGGTGGGGGAGCTTTGATTATTCTGCGCAGGAGCCGCGCTGGTTGATGCACTACGCTTGCCAATCTGAAGGCACTAAGGATAATTCCGTCGTGCAAGAGATTATACGACGTTATCATGAGGATGATTTCGATTTCCACCAGATGGTAGCCGACTTAGCTGGAGTAGACAGGACGCTTGCTAAGACACTTAATCTGGGAATCATGTACGGAATGGGGGTTGCCAAGATGGCAACCGTTCTCGGAGATACTTCTTTTCAAGAAGCCAAAGCCCTTCGGGATGAGTACGAAGAGGAAGTTCCTTTTATCCGAGAGTTCGCCACGATAGTCATGGAGCAGGCACAGTTGCGCAAAGAGGTGAGAACCTTTCTAGGGCGTAAGTGCAGGTTCCCTATGCGCGAGCGGCCTTGGGAGAGGGGTTCCCCAGTCCACTACGAGACGATGGAGGCTGAGTGGCAGCAGATTATGGAGACTCCAGTGGCCAATCGGGCGGCCACTTACGGAACCAAGTGGCAGCTCTTAGATCCAGATAAGCTCAGGGTGGCTTTTACGTACAAGGCGCTGAACAAGTTGATTCAGGCTTCCAGCGCGGACCAAACTAAGCAGGCAATGGCGGATTGCACAAAGAACGGCTATCTGCCGATGCTGACCGTTCATGACGAGCTCTGCTTTTCCATTGAAACTGACAGGCAGGTAGGTGAGATAAAAGAACTCATGGAGAAGTGCGTAGAGATGCGCGTTCCTTCAAGGATTGATGTCGGCATTGGCGACGATTGGGGAGCGGCAAAATGAAATTAAGGACAGTTGTGATGGGATACGTAAAAGTTCATGCTAGATTTAAATTAAGAAGCAGAGTTGAGCGGGATTTAATAGAAGTTCTGTTGTTGGAAAGAGGTGCTGATCCTGAAACCCTGAGAATAGAAGCCGAGTCTCGGGACCTAGTACATAAAGCCTTACGCAAACTGACTAGGAGAAGTCCTAGGGAAGCGGCGGCTGTCAAGCAGCGGTTTTTTGACGGGGCCACTTTCAAGCAAATTGGCAATAACCTATCTTGTGGCAGAGACCCCACCGGTCAGCAAAAGAAGACAGTGCTCCAAGAACGGGGGCGGAGGTTGTATAAGAAAGGTATGAGAGACCTGCAAAGAATCATGTCGATCCCTCCGGAATTCTGGTAGTAATTAGATGAATAGCCGTGACGAATGGAGGACTCCAGCATGGCTTTTTCGGCTGGCACAAAGCATGTTTGGGCCATACGTACTGGATGCGGCAGCGAGCGATAAGAATGCCCTTTGTGACCGTTTCTATGACCTAGAGAATGACGGCACCAACCAAGAATGGGTTGATGGTACGTGGTGTAATCCTCCTTACAGCAACATCACCCCGTGGGTTGACTGCGTAATTGAGCAGGACGTGCGGGCTACCCTATTGATTCCTTCTCCCAATGGAGAGTTAAGAGACCTAAGAGTTCTAACGGCTTGTTCTGAGATAGTGTTCTTCCAGCAACGAATTGCCTTCATTAACCCAGACACTGGCGTGGCCCAAAAAGGTAACCCTCGAGGAAGCGTTCTGGTGCATTTTGGCGGTGCAGCAAAAGGTAACTCCCCGCGGCTCCGGGTTATTTCAAAAGCGACCATTGATCTTTACAGAAATTGGGGGATTCTCGCCTAAAAAAAGCCCTACAAACGGTGCGATTGTAGGGCTGAAATGGTGCGAATAGTGGGGCTGAGGGTCTGTCAGAGTCACATTCGCACTGGGGGATACAGACTATAGCGGTTTTTTGACGACGCAGCAAGAAGCGTCTAGATGTACTTCTCAGGGTGTGTCTTTTCTAGCCATTCACCGTAACTTTTCTTAGACCGCTTCCACTCTTCGTCACATTTCTTGTAAAGGTCGATTTCCGTGCCGCCCGTCCAGGTGACTCCGTACACGAAATACAATATAATTTTTAAGCCAGAACTTTTTACCATTTAATGCAAGAGGTTCGCCGTTATGCTTAAAACGATACTGTTAATCGGAGCGTTGCTTGTCCTCCTAGTAAGCGGTAAGGCTAACGCCGCTCCTGCCATTCCGGGTTATCAACAAAAACATAACGAAATGCTCTACACCGTTGTGCTAGTCCGTCCAAGCCGCGGATCGGGATCAGGCACCGTTATTTGGTCTCAACCAGACGCCGAAGGGGAGTACCACTCGCTTATCCTTACGAACCACCATGTCGTGAGGCAGGCCATCAAGATCGAGGCGGCATGGGACCCCAAGCTTGGCAAAAAGGTTGACCGAGAAAAACGTAATCTAGTGCGGGCCGAATGGCATATCTATAACGATTACTCGCACATGGTAGGGTCGAAATCGAGCCGCGCCGAAATTGTAGCGTACGACGCCAAGCTGGACCTTGCTTTGCTCCGGCTCATCGACCGAGAACGGCAGGTAACTCCCGTAGCATATTTTCTCCCAGAAGACGAACCGATTTACCTATTTGACGCGGTCACCGCTGTGGGTGCCGGTCTTGGAGAGCCTCCGTTCGCAACACAAGGGAATCTGGCCTTTATGGATAAAATTATCGAAGGCGAGACTTATTTCCTTAGTTCCGCGCCGATAATCTTCGGAAACTCAGGAGGCGCCCTTTTCAGATATAGCCCCGAACGCACACGATATGAACTGATTGGAGTTCCCTCGAAAGTATCGGCGGCGGGCTGGCAAGCGGTCAGCCATATGACTTGGAGCATCCCGGTCAACAACACCGTTCGAGACTTTTTGCGTGGGAACTGCTACCACCCCGTATTAGACGAACCTCTTGATGAAGAACTCTGCAAAAGTCTGGGGGAATTAAAAGATTTCGAGGATTAAGTTTGGGAAGCGGTACATTACATCACCTCAGGAGGACCCTCGGCGCAGGTGCAGTTCTCACAAACATAACGACCTTGCAAAAAGACAGTTTTAGGCTGGGCACATCCGCACTTAGGGCAGATTTGACCATGTACGTCCGTCGTACTTTCTAGACTTTTTTCGGTTTGATTGTCCGACATAGCTACAGTGAACCCATCCGGAATGTGGCTCACCCTCCTTATGAAATTCCAAAATCAACTCATCAAAGTCAAGCTCGTTCTTAATCCATAGAGCGGTGTCCTTATTAGAGACACCGGGTACCTCGAAGTCTACAGCTTGCCCTGTTATATGTTGGCTAGTATCTGAAGAGCCAATCTGCCTGTTCAAAAGCACACAGCGAAAACCGCTTGATGGACTAATGGGCCTATTAAAATACTTTCTGACAGGCTCTAAAATGTGAAGGCACAGTTTCTTGAGGTTTTCCACCTCCCCCAGACTAGGAATGTTATCTATCCTGTATCTTCTAGCCACCTGGGACTTGGTGAGCTCCTCAAGAGTGAAGTGCTCTGAAAGTTTCATTGCCCAGGATAAGCGCCCATCATTTTCTGCTCCTCAACTTGTCTAAGAAAGTCTGAACCTGCCGTAGTTACTTGGTTCACAAGAGAAGGTGCCGCTTGTTGTAGGCTAGCAGCCATGTTGGCTTGGTCCTCTGTCTCTGGTTCAGTAACTGCTGTAGTGGCGATATTACGCGCTAAGTCTCCAGTAGCTTGTACTGACTCTCGCATTCCACCGCCTATGGTCATGGCGGCCACGGCCCTAGCTTCTCGGTCAATGAGCTCTCTTATCTTCATAGCCTTCAAGTTTAAGTCTGCTGATGGGCCAGTGCCAATGCTCAAACGCTTTTTGGCTAATGCTTCCGCCTGGCCTCGAGTCATGCTTTGCCCAGCATTCTGCGCTTTTCCTAGGATTTCTTCGGTAAGTATTCTAAGAGACCTTTCAGCATCAGCAGCTCTAATAGTGGGCTTGGTCATCCAGTTTAAGAAGTGGCGGTTACGAAGCACTCTTCCTGCGGCCAGAACGCTAGCAGCTTCCGTTAAAGCCGAAACCGGCTCTGTCATTAGCCTTAAACCAAAAGCCGCTGCAAAAGCCGCCGGGGCTAGCCCAGACTTTCCTTTCATAGCAGCGTTGCTGTATCTAACAGATTCGTCGGCGACTTTTAACATCCCCTCCACAGTGTCTTTTCCAAGTATTTCATTTAAACCTTCTCGGTCTTTACGAACAATAGCAGCCCTTAGATTTTTACCAAAATCTCCAGAGGCAATTGTGGTAGGACTAAGACCGGTGTCTCCCACCGCTTCAAACAGTAGCTTCTCCACTGTCTTGTCTCTAAGGCCACCAACACTGTCAAAGGCGTCCTCACCGACAACTCTTCTTAACGATGAAACCATTGACGGTTCTTTCATTGCCGCCAGTATTAGATCGTCAGCATTTTCAATTCTTCCAGACCTCATCGCTTTAAATAAAGCGTCCGTGCTCTGAGAAGTGGCGGCTTCCATTGAACTGCGAAGCGTAGAAACAGCGTCTCTCATCCCCTTATTGGTAATGTTGTCTAGCGTCTCATCAAACAACTTAGCTTGTTGATTGGACCCCAGTAAGTGAAAGTCCTTTATTAGAGAACGGAATCCTTCAGCTTGTCCCTTAAATAATATGTTTTGCACCTCATCCCCTAAAGCATCAAACTTATTTGCAAAGGAGGCTGCATCCGTAGCGCCGCCTTTTTTAGAAGAATCCAGCGCCTCTCTCATCCATACACCAGCCAGAATGTCTCTGTTGGTTTCCTTCATTAGTTCTGGGCTTTTTCTTGCGACCATGTCATCCGCCCACGTAGACAGTGTTTCAGCCATATCATCCATGTACGTCATAGACAACTTATAAAAAGGACTGCTTTGGTCGCCTGCCCTTAAAACAGCAGCAATACCTTCAGGCGGTCTGCCAACCACTTTGCTAGTTATTCTATTGTTGTTTAGAAACGAAACAACCGAGTCAACATCTCCATTTCTTGCGGCTTGAGCGGCGTCAGACCACACTCTTGGGTCTGTAGGAAGTCTCTTCAGTTCATCAATATTAGATATATTTAAATCATCTAGCCAAGATCTTAAAAATTCAGGCCGTCGGTTTTTTATGACAGAATCCGCCACATCCACCATATCAGCGTATATCCCTTCCTCCATCAAAGTCCTGAGGCTGGTTATTTTTCCTTTATTAAAAGCCTCTTTGCCGTCACTGTAATGCTTGTTGGCTGCTCGTAATGCCTCAATACCTTTCGCTCGCTGCTCTATGGTCGCCTTAGATACTGACCTAGGTGCGTACCTAGTGCCTGTACCTATACCGGAACTAATTTCGTTAGCCGTTCCGCCTGCCATAACCCTCTCGTAACTTCCGGCAAGCTCCCCAGCTTTGTCTTCCATCATCTTGGTTATGCTGTTGACAAGGTTTTTAATATCAGCATCAACAACCTCTCCTACAGCGTCTGAGCCTTTACCATGTGCTTGCAGCACTTGCCTGACCACATTGAGATCCGTCAACGAAATAGTAGGGCCTACCTGGTCAAGAAACTCAAAGAGTGGCTTATCTTTAAGACCAGATCCTAAGGGCCTAGCCACTATACGGGCAGCCTCGTCCTTCAACAATTTGGTACTGAAGGCAAGCACATCTGGGTCAAGTAATTTGTTTGCGTTCTCAAAGAGCTCCGTACTGTTTTGCTGCCACAGCCTTACTCTCTGCCCTATCTGCTCTTTAAAATAGGCAGCCTCACTAGGGTTGGACGAACGGGCAAAATTTTTCTGCAAAGCATCCATTTCACCGTCTATAAGAAATTTCAGTTGCTTGTTCGCCAGTTTGACCGCTTCGTCTGGGTCTCGCATGGCGTTTTTAACAATCCGCATCACTTCAGTCGAGTTTCGTTCCAAAGCTTGATCAAGAGCAGACTGAGACAATTCCCCGCGCTTGTACTGCCCAAGAAGCTTCTCCACGTGAGCAGCGTTTTGAATAGCTGGCCCCTCATAAGGTAAGATGGCTTCATAAATACCCTGAAGCCTAGACAAAATAGATTTTCCTGTAGCCTCTCCTATTGCTGGCACGGCTCTAGTTTCTCTAGCTTCCTTAAGAGCCTGTCTTCGTGCCTGTCTTAAAGTTGCCCCTTGGGATACAAGTTCCTTAATACGCGCCTCATCCGGCCTTGTACCCATAGCGGTTCTTACTTCTGTTCGAGCTTCTTGGCCAGCTAAATCTCGAGCTTCTTTCGCAGTAAGTCCACTCTGTTGCAGTTCAAAGATGCGCTCTTTATTTGGTGCTCCTCCTCCTTTGACAACGCGTCTTATTAATCTTCCCGCTCCTCCTATTACAAAATCGCCAGTGGCAGCTAAAACACTCTCAAAAGCCACATCTTTCCACACATCTCTGGCGTTTTGGTCCTGGAGATCGCGGACCAAATCCTCTTCTATAAATTCGTCAGCAGCTTTTCCTACGCCAGCACCAACGCCAACCAGCAGAGCGGACAATGGTATGCCAGCACCTAAGCTGGCAGCGGCTACTCCAGCAGCCATAGAACCTATAATTGGGCCTTGGTAGTCGCCCGCAAAACCAACAACATCGGATAAATCGAACATGCCAAGAATATCGCCGCCGGGGCGATTGACATAAATGGTTCCAGAACCAGGAAGGTTATACTCTTCCTTCTTTTCAGGAGAAATCTTGTCAAGAAGCAATACAAATTCGCCGTCTGGCGCTTTCTCAAAAGTTCCCTCGCCAAACTCTCTGGCCAATCGCATAGCTCGACCTGTGTCGTTGTCTGCTTTTGCGTAGTTATACTGAAAAGAAACTCCCTCTACTTCACCTTCGTTAGTTGGTTGGTAGGCTTGATCTTTGCCGCCAGCGCCAAAGTGAGCTCTCAGATCCTCGTAAGAGGCGGTTGCTATATCAAAATCATCTTCAGGAGTTTCGGCTTGTGCATCTTGTCCAAAAATAGAACTCTGGATAAGTTCTATTTCTTGTTCCGTAGGCTGTTCTCCAGCAATTTCAAATTTTACTGGACCATCGGGAGTTTCAAAAACAGCGGTGCCCATAGCTAGCTCCCTGTGCTTTTCTTAAATGGTGTCTCAGCTAATCTTAAATTCTCTAGTGTCGGACTAAAAAACTGGTCTTGGAAATGCGTTCCTTGTGCACCATAAAGTCTCATTGTTTCTGTTTTTGGATCGAATTTAAATGTATAACTTGAACCTCCACGTTTTTTCACTCCAGATCTTCTTTGCATAGCTGCTTCAATTTCCGGAATATAAGGGCTAAGCTTTAGGGCCTCTCTCCGTTTGCTGTAAGAAGCCCCTTCTAAACGGGTAAGAACTGAAAGATATTCCCTTTCCGCTTCGTCTGCCTGTTTTGAAAACACGGACAAAGTTTGCTGCAATCTGTCAACCATAACCTCCTTATTGGCTGTAATTAAGGCAAGATCAAACACTCCCCCACCTTTATTAGATGTCCAAGCTGCGTCAAGATAGGCATCTGCTAAAAGTTCTACATCCCTGTTTGAGATAGAATTGGCTGTCTGAGCTTCTCCTAGACTCACAGGAATAAGTTTTTGGAGTCCCAGTTTTATGGCGGCTTTAGCTTCGTCTCTACTGGTAAACTGAGTGGAAATGTCCTTAAATCCAATAGCCTTTAGAGCGTTCCCCATAAGAGTTTTAGCGGCACCAGATATTCCTATAATATCGTCAGGTCTTGTAGCTAATAGTTCTATAACACTAGACATGGCGGTAGTGCCTACTTCCGCGCTAATTAAATCCTTGGTTGCTGTCTTCAACTGAAGTTTTAAATCTTTGGCTTCTTGGTACCCTATAAGACCTTCTTTTCGCTGGGTCTCAATCGCAGCACGTATTGCTTTGGCCTGTTCTGTGGCCTGTTTCTGTGCTGCTAAAACAAAATTCTCTGACCTAAGTCCTTCCGGCATTACGCCACCGGACGCCATAATTTCGGCTTGAGAGATAAATCTCACTTCCCCATATGGATTTTCTTTTGTTGCTTTGCTAGTGTCATAGAACATGTGTGTCTTCCTAGCGTCTGCATTTCTTTGAGTCCTTTCCGCCGTTAAAGCCTGTATGCCGTATTTAGCTGCGGATAAATCAATCTGCCTCTTAAAAGCACGCTGTTCTTTAGCATCTTCACCAACAATGTCAGCGTGTTCTTTTAAAGCTTCACCTATGTTCACAAGGGCATGCGGGCTTTTACCAGCCATCATGGCTGCGCCTAAACGCATCCAATCTAATCCTTTTTCTTCGGAAGTTTTCCCTTCCCATTCAGGCATTGAGTCTATAAATTCTTGCTTAAATGCAGCTAGTTTTTCTGAGTCTAACGCTTCCTCGTTTTCATCGGATGCAAGATCTCTAAAAAGAGCCTCTCCTACATTATCTGTTTTTTCACGATTCATATACGGATCGTTACTCAACAGTAACCCAGCAGAATTAACGGCACTAGTTGTATCACTATCACTAGTTGTAGTTGTTTCAGTATCAGTATCAGTAGTTGAATCCACTGCTTCTGTTTCTGTTATCTCTGGACCAGAAACAGCGTCGTCTGTCGAAAGTGACTCGAGGTCTGCGTATGGTGGGCGGATGTTCTGGGAAAGACCTTCGCCATAGCGTCTATCCGCCGAACGAACGAGTTCTAGACCTCTCATCTTCATGCGCTCGTCTGATTGCAATAACTCCTCTGCTAAGGTTTCCCCAGGTATACCACCTCCAGCTGTTATTTCAGCTAACTTATCTTGGGCGACTTGAGAGACAGTCCTAGGAAGGTCCCCCAATTCAGGCCGCATACTCCCACTAGGACCATGACCCGCCCATCCTTTTAATACCGGAGGCAGTTCTGTACCTAGAGTTGCGCCTTCCTCAGTCATCACGTTACGGTGCCTCTCTCCCTCCGCAAACCGCCGCAGAGCATCCAACTTAGCGGCCTCGGCGGTATATCCCGCCGGAACTAAGGCAGGTCGATCCCGCCAGTCGTCTTCGACCAAACTTTGCGGAGCAGCGGCTACAGCAGTCATGGGGCTGGTGCCGTTTACCTGTTCAGCCACGGACACATCTGGTGAATCATAACCGGTCCATGAGGCTTCCGGAGGCCCACCGGGAATCATATCTCCCGCAGGAGAAGGAACGGGGCTAGTGCCGTTTACCTGTTCAGCCACGGACACATCGCTAGCCAAATCGGTTACGCTGCTTAATAAGTCTTCACCTCGGTCTACCAGACCAGCACCAGCGGACAGAGCTTGGTTTATCATATCCTGAGCAACGGCAGGCGCAACATTAAAAGCTTCGACTATCGCATCAACCGCACTGACTCCTTGAGCCTTTGCGGCAGTTACTATTTCATGGACCTTACTGAACACTTTATTAAAGGCACTATCTTGGTAGCCTTCCACAGATCTAATCACTTCTTCAAACGGAACATTCTGCAAATTCCCCGGAAGTTCACCGTCAACCCCTGCAATATCCAAGTATGTGGTAGGTACATCAGATTGCTTTAATCCTGCCGGACGAGCACCCAAAGCAATTCCACCTCGAGCGTAATTGACCAGTCCACCTTCGTTCAAGGTCACTGAATCTATAAGAGGCGAAGATGAAGCTAGGATGCCTGCCGCTTGACTGGGAGGAACCAACCCCCCACCACGGAACATCATGCGGTTAGCTAGGATGGATTTAATTAGCTTGGCCATTAGCTACCGTCCTTGTGGATTAAAGTAGTTGCCGATAGGATTTCCAAGAGCTTGGTTTAGACCAAGGCCGGCAATACCCGCGCCCACTGCTTGAGACAAGAAACTGGGTGATGGGGCGGTTGTGGCTTGAAGAGTAGACTGTCCGCTGCTGATTTGAGGCTTAAAGATATCGGCCATATAGCCTATTCTCTGGAACGGCTCATAAAGCTGCTGCATTTCCGTTTGCCGTGCCGCGTCGAGCTCGCGCTGCGCTTGAGTCTGCCTAAGAGCGCCAAACTGCGACTCTATCTGCGCCTGCTGTCCAAGGAGGTTCTGTCCTAAAGTGGCAATACCTGTCTGCTGAGTGCCGAGCTGACCGGCTGTCTGTGCACCGGAAAGAGCCGTTTGCGCCTGCTGTCCGCCAATACCTGACAATAGTTGAGAAATATTTTGCTGGCGCCTCTGCTGGTTCTCAAAAGCTGTCTGCGAGGCGTTTTGTGCCTGATTGAAATTTCGCGACAGGTCTTCAAAAATCCTACGGCTTTGTATATCAAAAAGATTGCGGTTTAATTCCTGCTGGGCAATTCCTTGACGGCTGCCTCCAAAAGCGCCACTACCCACTCCCTGTGCGCTAAGCTGGTTCTGCTGCATCTGCGCTTGACGTGCCATTTCCTGCACAGCGTCTTGCGTAACCAGACTCTGGTACGGGTCCATGAACGGCGCAATCTGCGTTGCGGGGTCAAACCCAGCTCCAGTGCCTGCTGTCGCTTGAGCCGCCTGCGCTAGTTGCTGCTGCGCCACCGGTAGCTGCTGTTGCAATCCAGCAAGACCCCCGGCGATAGTGTCTGCGCCAGTGGTTAGAAAGGGCTGGTATTGGCCGATACCTTGGCCAGTTGCAATCGCCTGTTCTGTGAGCGGGTCAAGGCCGGCAACCTCAATGCCCGGAATTTTTACTGGGGTTTCGCCCCTAGCAAACGCAATGTCAAGCAATCTCCTTTGCTTAGCCTCAAGATAAGGAGCTTGTCTAAGTACTTGGGTCTGGGTGGTAGTGTCAGCCATTACGCGACTCTCTCAAATTGTTGCATCATGTCGTACATTCTTGCGGCTCCTTGTTGCCTGTTACCACCGCCTGCGCCTCTCACAGCGTCTGCTGTCATTACAAACTCCCCATCGGAAAGAAGTGCCGGAATGCTGTCAGAAGTCCCTGTGCCGGGGCCATTTATTGCGCCACCATCAGCGACGTTATAGCTACTATCTTGATACTTTTTAGCGGCGTCGAAGGGAATGCCGGTTACACCGGCCAACCGCGACCTAGTAAAAGCCGGAACGACACCCGCTATTTGGAGAAGCTTTCGTGCGAGAGGGCTATTTTTCTTACTCGGGGGAAGCGCTAAATATTTGTCATATGCCTCTATTTGCGGGTCCCCAGCGACACCCTCTCCCGGCTCACCATCCTCGTCTTCGTCAAAAGCGCCAAGGGCGTACGCACCTAGGCCAGCACCACCCAATAGAAGGGCACCTTTGGTCAAAGGGCTTTGGCCGCCCCACCACCCAGATAGACCGCCTTTGGACTGGACATCATTTCCATAGTCTATAATCTCAGAAACCCCCGCTTGATATTCTGGGTTGGGTAAGTAAGGTTCTCCTTCTTGGTATCCTGGTGGGTATATATTTTGCGGGCCAACTTGGGGGGATACCACTCTAGTTGTAGGGGCTTGCCTACTCAAATCCGTTACTTGAGCTCCGGGACCTGTTTTAGGCACCGGACTAGGCACCGAACTAGCTCCTGGTATTCCTTGCCCAAAAATACCCTCTTGGAATGCGGCTGTCGGTGATCTAAATATGTTTCCTACCGCTTGTTGTGCACCGCCAAAGAAGCTTTGTCCGCTTTTGCCAATACTACCCAGTCCGCCCATTAAAGCTTGCGTGCCGCCTGTCAGCAAAACGTTCTTAAATATGTCAGAAGCCCCCCCGCCTGAAATTGCGGTTCCTAGGGCAGACCCCACTATGCCACCAATACCGGGAGCAATAAGGTTGCCTACAATAGGCAATGCCATGGGTATAATCTTTTTGATAGCCTTGAATATCTTCTTAAAGAAAAACTCAGGCTGCCCAGTTAAAGGGTTGATTGAGTTGAACTCACTTCCAACTACATAGCGGCTAGGTTCTTCAATACCCATCGCCTGCATCTGTCGGAAAATGTCGTTCTTTAAACCTGGATTCGCCTGTAAAACCTCGGCAGGAATGATGGTCTCGCCTTCGGCGGCGTGCACCATGTAGTCATCGCCGTAACGGCCTAAAGTGGCCAACCCACCTGCCAATGCTTGGGCAGTAGGTTCACCCGTTAGTTTTGGTCCTGTCTCCATCAAGAAATCTCCAATACGCTAGCAAAAACATAAATCTTACTTGCTGTGTCGCAATTTAATTGCAGCGTATCGCCGGCCTCGAGGACAAAAGGGCCGGTGAGAGACGTTTCGGCGTCAGACGCCATGCTGGTTTTATCCAGCGTAATCAACGTAGAGGCAGAACTGTCGTTAATCATAGACAACACGACAATTGCGCCGCTATGGCTATTATACAAATTTATATTTTTGATAATAGCTTCTGTGGCAGAAGGGCACGTATATATGGTGACAGTGTCTGTCACTCCTACCAAAGCCGCCGCATTTTTATAGGCAGAAGCCATTAGGCTGTGCCGTACATACTATCGAGATACGCTTGGGCTTGCGGCACGGTAATTCCTGTAATCATCGCCAACCGAACAGCGTCATAATAAGAGCCGCCGCCTTCCGTTCCGGCTGGAGAACTGCTAACCCCTGGAAGCAGACCAGCTATTCCAGATGCCGCTTGATTCTGGAGAAAATCAAAATCTGGGCCGGGAGAAGCAGCGTCGCGCTCTGCCTGGAATTCTCCGCCAGTGTGCGGTGAAAAAAGTCTGCTTAAAAATCCTTGGTTTTGTGCCGCTTCTGCGGCTGCCGCGTCTACCGCCTGGTTTTGTAGCGCTTGTTGTTGGCGGTTGATCTGATGAATGGTCCTCTCTCTCTGGTTTGCCGCCGCAGCTTCGGTGGCGGCCCTTCTTGTGGCAAATAGGGCGGCCCGCGTGTCAGCACGCTGAGAAGCCGAGCGCGAGTATGAAGCATCCGCCTCCGCAGCCCCCGTAGCCTCCCTAGCCCCAAGGTCACCTATGCCACGGCCAAAGCTACCGCCGCCACCTCCTACGCCACCTCCTACGCCACCTCCTACGCCGCCACCGCCCTTAAATCTTTGCACCGGAAGACCAAACGCTTCGTGGACTGGCAGCATATGACCGCGAGTTCTCGATATCCGTCTGCCATCCCTCATTACGTCGGTAAATAGATTGCCTTCCTTCCCGAGCTCCCTGAAATGCACAATTGCATCTTCGGGGATGACTTCGGCCAGACGTTTACGTATGTCTGGATCTAGAGTTTCTCGATGCCCCAACGAATATGCCAAGGGTCCGCCCGGATGCAGAAGTTGCTCTTGTTGGATACCTCTGCGGGTTCGTTGCGATGGACCTACCTCGCTATCGAGATCAGGGCCTCTTTGGTCGCGAATAATCTCAGACGGAGTTTGAGGAAACACACTGCCAAGCTTACGAAGATCTCTGCTCGACATTCTCCCCGCCGCCACTGGATCGTAATGAAACCCAGGTTTGTTCATTAATGCGTGTAGGAACGCACTTGCAGCAGGCCCAGCAAGTGGCAGACCACCACCAAACGGCATAAAAGGATTAGCTCCAGTACCCAACTTGCCGATCATACCCAAGCCCGTCATTGCGGCCCTACCTGGATTTGCTGATCGCCGCTTCTTTACTGCATTAGCCGTATTTTGGTTAGCGACAGATTGGGGCGCTTTGTATATTGTATTAGGCTGACCAATATAATTAAGCCTTTCTTGGTCTGGCCCCGCTCCAGCTGCCCTTCCTGATCCATTTGCCATTAGCTATAAACCTCCATCACTCAATAAACCACGTGATTGCATTAGTGTCATCTTGGCCACTCACCACTTCTGGGAAATCTATTTTGGTCAGGGCCATCTCGAGATCCCGCATGATTCTTGCGAAAACCTCTGCGTCGTAAACCTCTGGGACTTCTGGAAAATTGTGGTCTAGTAAAGAAGCCACTATCGTCTCCCATCTGGGCGTAGATCAAGACGGGTTTCACCCAACGTCCACGCCGCAGTCGTGCTTGCACTGGACACCCGCAAAATTCCAGTTCTCCCGCGGCAGCGAATATCCGCTTTTTTAGTATCCGCTAAGACAGACGCAGTAGCTTCCGTAACAGCGGAGCTGCTAGGGAAGTCTCTTGTCTTGATAATATAACTTACTTCTGCGTCGGTTCCCGAGAGCTCGATATCGGGGATAATTTTGCTTACAAACATAAAGTTGTTGCCGTCCTGAAGATCAAAATCAGAGGACTCTATGTAGGAGCTCATGTTTGCACCGTCGTCGCTTTCTCCATTTTCGTGAATAAACACAAAAGAGTTGTCACTTACAATGCCGGAACCTCGAGGTCTCTGGTGAATCCCCGCATCTACCCACGCAGTCCTTGCTAGAGTGCCTATGTCCCACGTCCCTTCGACGTAGTTAAACTTCACATATCGGTCGATTTCGCTAGCCGAAGAAGACACGTAAAAGAAAAACACCTCATCAAATAACCTGTTGGATGCCGCAAAAAACTTCGGGGCTTGCTCAAGGTTGATGTCGTCAAACACATACCGCAAAACAGTGCATGGAAGCGTCTGTAAACGTCCTGAATAAGCGTAAAAGTTCTCTAAATCCATCCAGAAAACCTTGTCACCTACGCTTGTGATGGAGATAGATGATAGTACAGACACGTTGTTAGATAGAACTGTAAACCCAAAAGTGAACGGAGGCCCTACAAACCGCATAGAGTACAGTGTTGTATCTGTGAAAATGAGCGTTTCCTGGCGAGTTTTTATGCCAGTGATAATCTCAGACCCTGACGAAAGCCGCTGACTGCCAGCAGTGTTGGTGGCAGTAGGCGTCCAATCAAAAGGAGATTCTTGGTCGGACCAACGAACCATCATCAAATCTTGTGCAGTTTCTCCTATTGGATTACACCCAAGACATACCACATGTCGATCTGCGCCAGAGACTAAAATTTGTCTAGTTATTGTAGGTGCGTCAGAAGCGCCTGTTTGGGAAGCAAGGTCTGTAGCACGAGTGCTAAGCCCCAAGGTTTTGTCCCAGTAGTAGGGAGTGCTGTCTACTACGCAAAATATCAAGTCTTCACCCCAATTATCTTGCGGCCAAAGCCTTAAACTTGTGTCTACATTAACCGCAGAAACTCCTCCCCACGTAATGAAATCGTTAGCTTCTTTCACAGAGTCACCATCGCTGTGGGCGACCGCGGTAGTGCCTCTAACCCCTCGCACCACTCCAGCATCTAAAGTATTAGTAGATTTACCTGTGTACTGAACCAACTCCTGATTGATTAAGATAAGACCTATGAAGGTCACACTAGCACTACTACTGTGCGCGGCTTGGGTCGTGCCATCGGCCCCTCGGGTCACGTCATTAAGAGTGTTGCCCGATTTACTAGCATAGATAATGTTCTCGCTGCCTATTTTTATGGTTCCTATATCTGGAAGTCCAGAGGCATCAGCCACGGGTATGGCTCCTCTTTCGTCTATCGCCACGTTAGAGGAAATTGAGGTAGAAGCGGTCTCAAACAATGCTGCGCTTGCTAAGGCTATTGAGGTGGCAGCATCGGTAATTGCCCCGTCCAGCGTGGTTTCTGAAAAAGAAGCGACTGTCCCACCATAAAACGCCGTTCCGAACCCAGAGCCTGTAGAGGCGGAGACTAGGCCGATTGTTAGTTGATACTGAGCCACGGTACTGCCCCCACCATTCCCTGAATCAGAGGCATTTGCTGTGGCAGAAGCTGTGATTGTGTAGGTATTAGCGCTGGGAACCGTTTGAATTTCGAATTCCTGGTTCAGGACAGCCGCGGTGATAGTACCGCCTAAGCTAGCTGCGCTATTAAAGGTTACAAAATCTCCCGCAATAGCACCGTGGGAAGCATCTGTGACAGTCAATGTCGCAGAGCCATCAGTAGCTGCGAAAGTAGCTGTGCCTGTATTGGTGTCGCGCAGAGGGGTGATGTCGTTATAGCTACCTCCCTCCTCTATATACAACTTAGTATCGGTGCCCGTGCCCATAAACTTTCGAGCATCCAGGGAAGACCATGCGAAAAGAGAGCGCACGGTTCCTTGGATCGTTCCGCTACTAAGCTTAGTCCAGCCGCCTATCTTTTCAGCGCGGCCTTTTCTGAACCGGATCAAGTTAGAGTCGTACCAACCTTGTTCGTTGGCATAGGACGTGCTTTCTCGATTAACGCCTGGTGTGAAAGAAACTTTAACTAGAGGCATTTCAACTTCTCCTTCAACCTATCCGGTTGCCTCTAACGCATCAATACGCGACTCGAGCGACTCGATACGTTCCATGGCTTCTTGCAACGCTTTGACGGCCTTCATATACAAAACGCTGTACTTAACAGCTTTGTAATCAGTGGGATTGCCATTGGCGTCTAACACTGGCTCGTCTGGCCCGTCTCCGTCGGCTGGAGGGTTCATGTAGGGCTTTGTTTTGACAAGCCCATTCATTCCACTCGCTTCAAGCTCTTGAGCAATAACACCAAGTTGTGTGGGGGCGTCAGTTTCGTCCGAAATGAGAGAGTATTTGCGCACGCGCATCGCCTTGACATCGTCCCATTGACTGCCAGAATCGATAATATATTCTTTCAGGCGCTCATCTGAAGTGGCACCGTACGAGTTAGTGGCGGATTGAAAGTCGCCGTTAGCCTCAATCTCCGATTTAATGGTTCCGCCGCCTGCAAAGGCTTGCCAGACGGGCGAGCCGTCAGACACGCTTTGTCCTAAAATACGGACGTAATCATCTGCGTCGTAGTAGCAGTACAGGCCCTGCCCCTCTGTGTTATGGAAAGCCCCGGCGGCGGTGCGCCCGTTGTATATATTATTGCTCTCTTTGTACAGAGCATTGTTTCCCTCCTGTCTGAATGAGGCGTCGATAGTGGTGGTCCCACTTACCTCCAGTTTGCCATTCAGATCAACCAAAGTAGCATTGAGTTCAATCTCGTCGGTCGCATTTATGTCGAGAGTTGTAGCATCAGGAGCATTAATATATTGCGAGTCATCATTGAACTGAAGCTGCATCGTCGAATTAAGCAGCAGACCAGTATCGTGAACATGAGTCAACGTTACTTCCTGGTTATCCCCAAACGACACGACGGCGGCATCACTATCAAGAACGAGATCATCGCCAAGCCATAAATCCTTAGCAACGCCCAAGCCACCGGCTGTAACTAGCGCTGCCGTGCCTGTTGCGCTTGCTTCCGTGGTTGCAGAAAGCGAAACAACACCGGCTGACGAAATCGCGATAGCATCAGTATCGGAAGCAGAACCAATATTTGCATCATCAGGGACGACAATGTTGCCGCCGGTCGTCATTAGGCCGCCGCCTTG